GCCATTTCCCGCTGAATGAGGATTGCGGGTATGGTCATGTGTTTTTCACCGGCCTGCTGTCCGAGCATCTGGTGTACAAGGAAAAATCACGGCATCCTTGGCAATGGGAAAAGATACCCGGCCATGAGCGCAATGAGCCGTTGGACTGCCGCAACTATGCCAACGCCGCTTTCAAGGTGATGTCTCCTGACATGGACGCGGTTTTTCGCCGCAGGAAGGGACAACCGGATGACGGCGGGCAGAGCAGACCGGCAATAAGGAAGAAGCCTCAAACACAGAGACGCACATCGCTGAATAAATACTTTGACGAATGGTAGGTGGCATCATGAAAGACAAATCGGACATCCGCATACGGCTTGATTATCATAAGTCTATGCTGGAAAAACTGCGCACCGCATACGTGAAGCTGCTTGAAGGCGGTGTGAAGTCCTACACCATCGACGACAGAAGCCTGACGCGGTTCGATCTGGACAAGCTGAAGGATGAGATCGCCGATGAGGAAAACACCGTGGACGAGCTGACGGCGATGCTGAACGGCATGAAACCGCGCCGCGCGTTTGGTGTTCTTCCTCGGGACTGGTAACAGGATAATGGCCCGCATGGGCGTTATCAGCGCTGCGGTGCGGAGTTTCGCTCTCCTTTCGTCACGCCGCAGCGCTTTATATTGGCAAGATTGGAGGTGACACGATGGGTAATACAGGACGCCCAATGGCAAGCGGGTATAGTGACGCAGGAGCCAGCACGGTCAGACGAGCGTTGAAGGGATTCAAAGCCTATTCATCCTCTCCGAACGAGGACATCAACTGGAACAATTACACGCTCCGTCAGCGGGCGCGTATGCTGTTCATGTCTTCGCCTGTCGCCGCCAGCGCTATCAAAACAAACCGGACAAAGGTTGTCGGCACAGGGTTGACGCTCAAAAGCAGTATTGAGCATGAAGCCCTCGGCCTGACGCCCGAAGCGGCCAAAGCATGGCAGCAGAACACGGAACGTGAGTTTGCCATCTGGGCTGAGAAACGAGAAAACTGCGATGCCATAGGGATGAACGATTTCGCCGGTATGCAGCAGTTGGCCATGTTGTCCTGGCTGATGAACGGCGATGTATTCGCTCTGTTTCAATGGGTGAAGGAAACGCCGGCCAATCCGTATCAGCTGCGCGTGCACATGATCGAAGCTGACAGGGTAAGCACTCCCGTTGGTTATGGCAAGCTGTCAGGCGTTCGCATGACAGACGGCATCAATCCAGCCAACGGCAACAAAATCTATGACGGCGTAGAAGTGGACAAGCGCGGCATGGTGCTGGCATATCACATCTGCAATGCCTATCCGAATCAGGTTATTCGGGAAAAGGTGGATTGGCAGCGCGTCGTTGCCTATGGCAAGCGCACGGGCATGCCGATGATCCTGCATGTCATGGACTCCGAACGATGCGACCAGTACAGAGGCGTGACATACCTTGCGCCGGTTATTGAATCGCTGCTGAATATCAGCCGATACACACAGTCTGAGCTGATGGCCGCGCTGATTCAGTCGTTCTTCACGGCATGGATTAAGACCAACACGGACGCTTCGGACATCCCGATCAATGAAGTCGGGTACGGCGATCCGGACGAACCGATGCCAGACAGCGATCTGTCGCAGACGGAGAATGAATATGAGATGGGTCCAGGCACGGTAATCCATCTGAAGCCCGACGAGGAAGTGAATTTCGGGAATCCGAACATTCCCTCGCAGGGCTTCGATGCGTTCTTCAAGGTCATCTGCAAGGAGATCGGCGCCGCACTTGAAATCCCATATGACACGCTGCTGAAGGAATTCAACGCCAGCTACAGCGCATCCCGCGCCGCGCTGATGGAAGCGTGGGAAGGATTCAAGATGCGCCGCAAGTGGCTGGTCAATATGTTCTGCCAGCCGATCTATGAGCGATGGCTGTGTGAAGCCGTGGCCATAGGCAGAATCAAAGCGCCGGGATTCTTCTCTGATCCGCGCATCCGCGCCGCGTGGTGCAAGGCCAGATGGATTGGCCCTGTTCAGGGACAGCTTGACCCCACCAAGGAAGTCAAGGCCAATATCCTCGCCGTTGCACATGGATACAAGACGCATGAGCAGGTGGCCATTGAATACGGCGGCGACTGGAACGAGAACATTGAGTAGCTGAAAAACGAGGCTGCGGCGCTGGCTGAAATCAGCATGAATGACCCTAACGCGGAACGGCTCAGTCAGGAACCGGACGACCCGGAGAAAGGAGACGGCGACAATGCCCAACAGACCTAAAACCGTGCTGACCCGCCCATGCTATACGCTGGCTGTGGACGGGAAGCATGTTGACCTGACCATGTACGGCCAGATCGTGGAATCGTGGCCGGTTGACTGGTGGACCGGCGAGAAGATCGACGGACAGTTTATTGTCCTGAAGGACTTCATGGCCGATCTCGATTCCATCAAGGATGCAGAGACGATCACGATCCACATGAACAGCGTAGGCGGCGACGGCTATAGCGCCATCGCGATTCACAATATCCTGCGCGCTCTGCCTGCCGAAAAGACGGGCATCGTGGAGGGCGTTGCCATGTCTGGCGGTTCGCTGATCCTCTGTGCCTGCGAACACACCAAGACATATGCGAACACGCTGATTCTGTGGCATCATGCCTGGTCATACGTTTGGGGCGCATATAACGCGCCTGGCATTCACAAGCTGGCCGAAGGCCTTGAATCTATGGACAAGGCGCAGGCAGAAATCTATATGCGCAAAACCGGAAAGACGCTCGATGAGGTCATGGCCATCATGGATGACGAGAAAACCCTGACCGGTCGTGAAGCGCATGAGATGGGCCTGATCGACGAACTACTGGACGATGCCGAGGAAGAAGACCTCGACATTGCCGTCAGCGCCGACAGGCAGACGCTTTTCGTGAAGGGACACGGCATGAGGATTGCCGCGCTGGGTTCCATTCCGGAAGGCATTAAGACGGTCGAAACCGCACCGGGGAGCGGTTTGGATAATACATTGCCTGAAGCTTCAGGCAGAACAGAAGGAGGTACAACCATGCCACAGACCCTTGAAGAACTCCGGAAGGAAAATCCGGAACTGGCTAACGCTCTGTTTGCCGAAGCGCAGGCTTCCGTCAACACGGATGCGGTGAATGCCGAACGGCAGCGTCTGGCCGATATCGACGCCATCGCCGGTCTGTACGACGATGAAACTGTCCGCGCCGCGAAGTACGGCGAGAATGCCTGCACCGCACAGGAGCTGGCGTATCGCGCCGCGCTGGAAACCGCGAAGCAGGGCAAGCAGTTCCTCAATGATTCCCGTCAGGATTATCAGGAAAGCAATGCCGATAATGTCGGCGCTGCGCCTGCGTCTGAGGATGAAGATAAGCCCATGACGAATGCTGATCTGTTCGCTGCCGGTAAGGCTGCGGCGGAGCAGGCGCTGGGCAAGAAGAAGGAGGCTTAAATCATGGCTACTCGTGATCTGCATGAAAAGGTCGGCTCTGTTGAGTTCGACCAGCTTTTCGCCAGCATCGACCCGCCCGCCCGTGTTCGCGGCGGCACCATTCGTAAGCTGGGTGCAAAGGCCACCCTGAAGCGGGGCACCATTCTCGCCCGTAGCTCTGGCAGCGCCGGCGATGACAAGCTGGTGATCCTCGGCACCACTGCCGCCAGCAACGAAACGCTGACCGCCGATTGCATCCTGTGCGATGACATCGAGGTCGGCACCACCAACGATGAGAACGTTGTTGTGTACTACACCGGCAGCTTCAACATCGATGCGGTAATCGTTGCCGCCAACTACACCATCACTGCCGCCGACAAGGACGCTCTGCGTGTGCGCGGCATCCTGCTCGACACGCTGATGGCGCCCTAAAAGGAGGGAAGAAACATGTCCGTCAACATCGATATCCTGAACACCTATTACATGATGGGTCTGTGGGAGGGCCTGTCTCCGGTCAATACCTTCTTCCGTGACCGGTATTTCCCCACCGAATCTGGCGACATCTACGCCGCTGATAAGGTGCTCTGCGAGTACCGTGACGGCGATCACGGCATGGCGCCCTTCATGGTGGAACGCGCCGAACCGATTGCCATTGGCCGTCTCGGTTACGAGATCCACGAATACTCCCCGACGAAGCTGGCGCAGAGCTGCCCGCTGACGCTGGACGACCTGAGGAAGCGCGGCTTCGGCGAAGCGATCCTGTCCACCAGCACTGAAGCGGAACGCGCGACCCGCATTGTCATGGAGGACTTGCAGCGCCTTGAACGCCGGTTCGCCCGCGCTGAGGAATGGCTGTGCGCTCAGACCATGATCAACAACGGCTTCTCCGTCAATGAGATGATCGACAAGAACACCATTGGCAATGTGGCCACCGTGCAGTACTACGACGCTGTAAAGGGCAACGATGGCCTGTACACCATCGGCGGTGGCCAGTGGGCAAAGAACAGCGACTTCTCTGTGATCGTCGCCGATGTCCGCGCCATGTGCCGCGCGTTGTCTCAGCGCGGCCTGCCGCACACCGATCTGATCGTCGGTCAGGCCGTTGCGGATGTGCTGCTGAACAACGCGGATTTCCGCAGCTTGGTCAACCGCGAAAGCGGCATCGTCATCGCCAGCCCGATTTCTCAGGAGCTCACGAAGTATGACGGCGTGTCCCTGCTGGGCATCATCAACTTCGCCGGCTATCGCCTGAACGTGATCGTCGTTGACGAGCAGTACAAGGCTGCGAACGGCACCATTACCAATTACTTCCCGGCCAAGAGCATCATGGTCACCGCGCCCGGCGCCGGCCATCTGATGTATGCGCATATCACGCACATCGATGATAACGGTGTGTACAGCACCATCACTGGCAAGCGTGTGCCCGACCTGTTCGTGGATCGCAAGCGCAAGACCCGCGAGATCATCCTTGAAGCCCGTCCTCTGGCGGCTCCGAAAAATTATTCTCCGTGGGTGTACGCGGCAAACGTCGTGGCGTAAGCCAGGCAGAAAGGAGAGCACACCATGGCGATTGTGCAAATCGTAAACGGAACCTACGGTTACCGCCCGGATGGAAGCAACTACGTCGTGCCCGTCACTCCGCGTGATCTGCCGATCAGCGTGAGCGATGAAGAGGCGAAACGGCTGGTTGATCTGGGCGTGGCCGTCTACGTCGGCGAAGGAGCCGTTGCAACGGCCCCCTCGCCCGATTCTGACGCCTGCCCTATCTCCAATAGCCCCAGCGATGAAGACGGCGAGAGCGGCGATTCTGACCCCGCAGAAGGCGCTGTTCCCGACATCGAAACGCTGAAGGGCATGAAGATGGAGGACCTGCGCGCCATGGCTGAGAATCTGGGCATCGAAAGCGCGGGCAGCGCCAAGAAAAAGAGTGAGCTGATCGAAGCGATCAGCGAAGCAGCCTCGGTTCCCTCTGTCGAGGATGTGGTGGAATGAGCTTCCACGACATGGTCGAAGCCGACAACGCGAACGTGTTCCTCGATCCGGATTTCTTCGGAGAAGAGCATACCGTCGTGTATGACGGCGTAACCTATACAGGCGTCAACTGCGTCATAAGCCAGCTGAAGGAGCAGGACAGGACCACGAAGATGCGCGACCACGCGCAGGGCCTGTACCTGGTAACGGCCATATTCCACTGCCGCATCGCGGATCTCGGAGGGATACTCCCTGAGAAGGGCGGGAGGATCCGCATCAGCGAAGGCCGGTTCCTCCGGGACTATTACGTCTCGCAGGCCGGATGCGACATGGGCATGGTTCGTCTCGAACTGGAGGCGATTGACGAATGAGCATGATCAAGGTCGAAAGCGTCGGCCAGAACACGCTCGACAGGGTGAACAAGATTCTGGCCGGCATCCAGAATGGCGGCGGCGCGATCAAAGCTGTCTATCAGGCGGCGAAGCGCGCGGGCGAACGCGCCAAGACAGAAGCGGGACGGTTCGCGGGCGCCGAGTACACCATCGGCAAGGGCGGATTCATGTCGCACTGCAAGATCCAGACACACGCCTCGGGCGGGTCCGGAGGCGCTTCGAGCGTGAGCATCACGTTCGCCGGGCAGGTCATTCCCCTGATCGAATTCAACACGCGATGGTCGAAAGGCGGCGGTCTGACAACCACGGTCAAGTCCGGCAGCACGGCGACGCTCTCACACGCGTTCGCTGCGCCGGTCTACGGCTCGACGCAGGCGCACGAGCACGTCAACGGCACAACCGGCGGCGTGAAGACCCTGTACGGCCCGTCCACTGGCCAGATGATGCAGAACGAGAAGATCATCCAGCAGATGGACAAGGTCATCGCGGAGACATTCGAGGAAAGGATCGACCA